TATTAAAAAAATTAAACTAAAAAAAAAGAAGTTAAAATAGATAACTTAATACTTAAGATACTTAAATTTAAAATTCATACTTAATGTATGAATTTTAATCCAGCATAGGCTAATAATTTCTCATAACCTATGAATTTCAAACTCTTCTTCTTGACATATTCTTAACCTTTCCATGGAGTGCTCTAAAAGATACTCATTGTGGTAATCTATGCAATCATATATTTCAAGGCAGCTCCCATCTACTTTCTTTCTCAATCCTCTACCTATACGCTGAAGCAATTGTCTCATAGACTTTCCACCAGCTAATATAAATAGACAATTAATACCAGAAACATCAACCCCCTCATCCAGTATGGGGGTTGCTATAAGCATCTGTAGCTCACCGGATTTTAGGCCATTAAGGGCTTTATCCCTAAATTTACCAGTTTCCTTACCATTGCTAAACATAACAGACATGTTAAGAGGCTCTAGTATCTCAAGTATGGTGTTGCCATGCTCAATCTCGTTCACAATAATTAAACACTGTTTCCCGATCTTTGCTCTTTTTATTATTTGTTCTATGAACTTCATATTTCTATGGTCATTCTGAATAATGCCTAGAGATCTAGCCTCTTGGTATTCTACATTTCCGACATCATGGTCTTCGCTCACTTCTAGAAAATGAACCACAGGTTTAGCAGAATACCCGTTTTCTATTAAAAACTTGTTGGTTATCTTTGTTATAATAGGACCAGTGCAGCCAAACAGCCGTTTTACGGCTAACGGCTGGGACTGGTCTACTGTTCCAGTCAATCCAAATCTACAGTATGCGTTAGACATGGACATAAATACATCGTACCAAGATGTAGAAGAAGCGTGATGCACTTCATCACCTATAAAGGCTACTACACTTTTAAGATAGGCCTTAGCCTTTGATACATTATTCTTAAGTTTTGTCCACTCCATATCTTCTAGTTCTTGTATTCTATCCTTAACTTCAGCTATTTGGTTAGTAAGTAGTATACTGTGTGGGTTGTGACGTAATTCAGATACTAGCTTCTTAACTTTGGCCTCTAATAGAGTACGGCTCTTATTTTTGGGCAATTCCTCAGGAAGCCTAAGATATTTACCAATAGTCGGTATCATAACAATAGTAACAATTTGTTCTTCCCAATTACCATCCCCAATAATACCAATTTTTATGCCTAACCTAGATTCCAATCGTGCATGGGATTGTATAAGTATTTCCCTAGAGTGGGTGAAGAATGTTATTTTCTCGCCTTTTTTTAATTGTGGGAGAAGTTGCTTAATAATACCACAGGCTACTTCACTTTTACCGCCATTAGTGGCTATATTAATAACTCCCCTCCCTAATTCTAGAGCTTTTACAACTGAGTCATATTGATAGTCTCTAAGAACTATGCTACCTAATTTTTCATCTGAGAGCAGTATCTGCTCCTCAGGTTTAACATATTGCAAAGGTTTTCTTTTATCTATGAATTTTATCTCTTGTTTAGCCTCAGTATATACTGCAGTTAGAGCTTCACTTAACAACCCAGTAGGGAAGGAACCCCTGGTAAAAAATCTTGTCCTACCATCCCAGAACCCCTTCTTAAAACTCGGAGAATATTCATGCCCTGGTGTAAGGACTGATAGGGATTTATCTAAAACTTTAGTCATCTTCTCATCCAAACCTGTAATTTTACACTTTAAGTTGGAAATTTCTATTGTGATCATTGTGTACCTCCTTTTTATTAAAGATAAAAGCTGAGATTTATTATCTGACACCTGTAATGGTGTGTATAGAATTGTGGCAGCGCATAAAAAATAAACCTCCGAGTGCATTTCGGAGGTTTACCTAGATGAACCTATTTATCACGTGGTTTCTGTAACTTGATTGACTGCATCTTGTATGGTCTTGTCTATAACTCCCTGTATGGCTTTACTAGCGGCATCTTGGGCAGTGGATTGTATCTGTGATTCTATGGCTTGTGTTATAGACTGCTGAAGAGAACCTGTGGAGGATTTTATAGTTTGTGATCCTCCCTGTGTAGCGTTGTATATTGAGCGAGACTCATTTAACACAGATTTTATTAGGCCAGACCATTGTTCGTCACTTAGCTTAATACCAAAAGAACCAACTTGTAGCTTTGCCTGCTCGATAGCAGCATTAAGTTTCTCTTCACCTTTAATCCCCAAAGTATGTTGCAGTTCATCAGCAAATTTTACACCTAGTTTGGCTAAAGACTTTGAGGTTTCCACCTGTTTTGCAGTATAATGCTGTTTCACATAGGCTGCTATAAATGTCATTAGTATGCCACCAATTAACTTTATAGCATCATTTAGGAATGCCGTAATTTGTGCATCCATTGTTATTCTCCTTTGTTGCATGAATTAGTTAAATTGTTGTTCAGTAATTTCATTTCCTTCAAGGTATCATGATGACATTTGTGTAGATATTTTAGTTCCTTCATTTCCAGTGAGTGTTTATTAAGTTCTTCCATAACAATATCATGAGTCTCTTTTAGAACTAGCTCCTGCCGTTCGCCCGCTATGCGGGCAACATAGGCGAGCACGGGAAGTGCTACTCCTTGAAAAAAGGATTGTACAATGTATTGCACCCATCCTACCAAATCATGAGGTCTCTGGAATAATAGAGGTATTAAGACAAATGTAGAAATGATGTAGAAGGTCACCATAGTAGACAAACCATAAGATAGTTTATTCCCCAGCCAGTCATTAAATGTTTTCATTAGTGACTCCTTACATGTAAAGTTTAATAGCTGTCATGAGAACTCCAGCAGAAGTTATTATATACCCCGCCCACCATCTGCGGGTAGTGCGGTCTTTCTCCTCATGGTCCTTGATTAGTGACGAGGAGTTTTCTTCGTACTTTTTTATTAAGGTTAATACCTCTTTTTGGCAATCTGACTTATCTTTACGGGTGACATATTCACCGGCTATAGATACCCTCATGTCATTGACCATAGTAAAGATTTCCTTTAGACTGGCTTTTATCTCAGCAATATCTTCTTTTAGTGCCTTAACTTCTATGTCACCCATATGTGCACTCCCCCTTTATATGCTACCTATTATATGCTACAATACAACATGTCTATTATTTAAATTCTCGTTTAGGTATGGAAGTGAAACAGGTCCATCAGATTTGCCCTCCCAGTTACTAATTTTAGGTTCTTGATACTAAATCTATGCTATTGGGAATGATATCTGTTGTATGATTTCTTCCTATTCTCATCTGTTATCGTTGCATACACTTGAGTGGATAATGGATCTGAATGTACAAGAAGGGATTGTGCATAAGACAAGGGAGCTCCGTTATTAAGGTCAGGGGTAGAAAATTTTTGGTGCTCAGGACTGGAGTGGTACTTGGTAAGTATGTCTGATATCAGGGTCTCAGCGTGTTAACTTCAATATTAGGGTAGCATTCTTGTATGGAATGTAGAATTTCTTCATTTAGGAATGTTATGCTGACTCTCTTCATATAATAAAACACAACCCTTCTTTTTTATAGAAAAGAAGGGTTGTTCAGAATATTTCTGAGTTCCCCCGTAAAGTTAGGGCATACTCGTCGAGAAGAAACTTATACCTAAAGAGTCTCTGGGTTCAATGATTTCAGAGAGTTGTTTCGCTTTTTCTGTCAACTACGCATTAAGTTCAACCAAATTGTTACCGTGGCTCCAAGGAGTTAAATTGATCTTGCCCGACAAATTACCTGTCGTTTTTGCTGTTATACTAACTACGTTAGTAATTCCATTCTGGTCGCAATACCCTGTGTTACCTATAAAAGTAACATCCATTCCTACGTCACCAGAACTCAAATCATCCGTAATACTCACAACTTTATTATTTACGGATCTGAACAGAGAATTTCTAGCTTCAAATTTTTGACCAGTTACATCGGCTCCAGCCCCAGAATGGCAAAGTAATGCACCATTAATTGTATGAGATACACCAACATCCGTATAGGCATACATTTCGCAATTATCTATTTTTATGGATTGATCTTGATGTAAACCAATGCCAACTGCTGCTGATGTATTAGATTTCATAAGACAATTAAAGAGTTCGACATCTCCTGCTCCTTCATAATCTAAATGAACAGCATACGCGTATAAGTCTTGCAGAACAGGGTCTACTAAATCGTCATAAGTGTTAATAATAGATAACCCTTCAATTCTACCTATCCCTCTATAATCAAGGGTAGAGATCGGATATTGTGCAGTATCGTCCCTTATAATGCAGGATAGTTTATTTACGCCTATCAAAGAGATATACCTGCCAACAGGGACGAGGATTCTCTCATAGTACGTTCCAGGATAAATCTTAATAGTGACAGGGTTATTAACTGAATCGTTTGCGTTGGCTATCGCAGTAACAATCGAACTGAAATCCCCCCAACGCTTTGCTACCTCGATGAATCCCTTTGGGATAATGATATTAGCTTTTTTGACCAAATAACCGTCAGGTATTGCTACTGGCGGTACATAATCTATTTGCATAAAAACAAAAGCAGATAAATTGACCGTTAATGTATTAACCCTAATAAATACGGCACTAACAGGTGACGTAAGCAATCCCTTACTCGTAATCAACTGAGCCTGAGACAACCCACTAATGAATACCTTACTACTATTATAAAACGCAACTTGCTCATTAAAATTGATTGTATAAGGCGTTTCTGCCGTTATTGGGATATAGTCTGAAACGGTATATGAAGCGTTTGTCCCTAATGTTCCATCAGTGTATTTCGCAAATTTACCAGATGTTGCGGTACTTTTATTGAATAAATTGTGAATATCATCCAAAATATTTACCACTTTACCCACGGTACCAGATAAGGTGGTAGCATTGACTAAAACGTCAAAATCAGATGTTTTAATCACATCTGGTTCTATAAAAAACTTATCATAGGATACGTATGAGCTCTTTATGCTGCCTAGTTCTAACTGCTGAATTGCTAAATTTGCGGTTAAAGTATTAACCCTAACATATGCTGCCCCCACAGGAGTGGTAAATTTACCATCAGCAGCAATTAATGTGGCTTGGGATAAGCCACTAATAAATACCTTACTACTATCATAGAAAGGTAGAAGTTCGATAGATGATAAAATATAAGCTGTTTCGGCTGTTACAGGTATAAAGTCGGAAACTGAATAAGTTGCACTCGCTTGTAATACTCCTGTATCCGACCTTGCGAAAAAACTATCTGTTACATCATCTTCATTAAATAGGTTTACCCCAACCTTCATAAAGTCAGCCTTTATTCTAGTGACCGATCCGTCTGCTATTCCTGACCCCTGATAAATGCCTCCCGATACCCAAGATGCACTATTCCAGTAGTACCACTCTCCATCTGTTGTAACAAGGTAGATGCCAGTGTCTCCAGTCGGTAAAGCAGTTTCCAGATCAATTAATGTTGCATATACGCCTTTAGGAGATCCACTTGCGACCGTAGCAATTTTGGTGTCAACGTAGTCCGTTGATGCTTTCAATGTTAACTCTAACGTATTCTCTGCCTTGAACGAAACAAGAGAATCCGAAACCCCCTTTAGGGTCTCAGTGGTTCTACCAATCCCGGCTAAATCTAACACACCACCCCTAACTTCATTAACCGCTTTAACTAAGCTAGACTTATCTACTGTATTTAGCTCTGCCACACTACCAACCTCTTTTTTAGAGGTCATTTTCTTTGGTCCACCAGGGGTACCAATGTATAGCTCCTCTTCAGCCACCACATAACCAGGTTCATAGGATCTTAATTTATCAACACTGGTTATTGAACCACTTGTTATCTGTATTAGATCTTTAGCCATGTTATTTCCTCCTCTATTCCACTATATCATCAAAATCTCCCCCGTTAATAGATTTACTTATTAACGGGTCGAACACATCATCAAAACTCCCACCATTTAGACTATAGCTATCTTCCACATACACCACAGACATTTTGGTATTTACTGAGTAGTACCTAACCCTAACCACCTGACCTAACTCCAAAGGCTCAGTGACACTAAAACTTGTCCTTGAGGTTTCGTTAAATCCTTGATGTAAGTATTGTGGGACGTTATCAATGGATACCTCCAGAGTGTGGGTTTGGGGGGTGTATTCTCCGTTTTCTAGATTAAACACTGTTTGACCATCTGAAGCTATGAAAGTTTCCTCATGTATGACTGCCCCCACTTTTTGTAGTTCTTCATTGACTGCGGTAGTATTTGAGGACAACTTGTCAAAAATAACCTCAAAAGTATCTAAATTCAGATTTAATGGTGTTAATTCAACCATAGGTAAACCTCCTATTGATTACTAATCAATGAGTTAATCATTTCTTCAAGAAGTAAGTATTTGGCCTGTAGATCTGTGTTAACAGCTTTAAGCTCCTCATACCCAGCTACCAAATCTTCTGTACTTTCCCTCAATTCCCTGAACTCCTTTTCCGCTTCCGTTCTTTTATACATAACAGCACCGTGCTCTTTATCTATTACCTTAGTAGGCATAAAGGTATACCTCCTTAAATAAAAATAGGTCATTAAATAAAATACGGGGATAATCATAGTATTAATTATCCCCGCAGGTGTCTTAGTATTTCAAGATGTTCATCAATTTCTTAGCTCTAGGTCGAGCTAGTGGATTTGTGGTAGTCAGAACTATTTTCACTCTGAATTCTTTGGCATTGATATCCACTTTATTCCACTCATACCTGGAAAATTCCTCATCCACAGGTATTATGGAAGGCGTTAGCAACTCATTCCACACCTCAGATACATCAGTATTCATGTAGTACACATGGCACGCAGTACCTGAGGGCAGTGTAAGATCCAGCAACACCTTTATTTTTGTGAATGACTCATCCATAACAATATTTTTTGAGACATACGTGCAAGAGGTTTTATCAGTAAACCCCACCACATTTACTGCATCCACTGCTAACATAGGAGAAGTTGAGTCGGCTACATTAAAAACAGCTTTTAATGATATGCTGTTGGCGATAGAGGATAATTCCCTATCTACATATGTTTCTATAGGTAACCATGAACTGGAGTTTACCTTATAGTACCATTCTATGCCAGCATTTCTGTAATCTAAAACTTGAGCAGCAAGTAAGAGCCTATTCAAGGCAAGCCCTGTTACATCATTAAATACAACTTGTCCATTACTAGTAAAATTAGCCTTATACACATCAAATTTTAAGTCTTGGGTCTGGTGTGCGGTCCAAGTGAGAGCATTAGAGGAGCTAAATAACACTCCCGTGGAATAAGGTTGGCTAGTGACATAATTATTTGTTATAAGATCTCTGGCCCCCAGTGTAGCGGTGAATACACTATAAACATTGGAATCTGATAGCACACATATACAGTATTGTTCGTTGGATCTGCAATACACTGGCTGATTCAGGTCTACCAGTGTGGCTGTCTGACCCTTATCAGACACAGTAATGGCACTAGAAGGCACAGTAGTTTCAGCATAGCAAGTGGTACCTGGATAACCATTTACCATATTTCTGATCTGCACTACTATGGCCTTACTTGGATCTTTTGTCGCAAAATACAACCCAATCCTGGTTATAATAGTGTCAGACTCAAATGAAAAGGATTGAGCCAATGGGTCTATGGGCACCATAACTATAGTAGTGGTAAGAACTGTATTAGTAATAATCTGTTTCCTGCCCTGTGCTCGGTATATGGCGGTTCCATGTCCAGTGGCTGAAGATAATTTAACCTCAACACTACCACAGGGGGTATTGGCGGGTACTGTAAATTGAGCAGTGAACGTTCCTTGCGTACCGGCCCTTACCGTACCTGCTTGAGTACCAGCAACGGTAGGTGCTAATGGGGTTAATGGAACCACGGTGTCGTTAAAACGACACACTATATTGTCAACCGAAGGGGTAAAATTTTGCCCTGTAACTTTAACGACTTTTTGTCTCATATACATGATAGCTTCATCTAAAGTAATGGATGAACTGGTACTAACAACGGAAGTAGAAGACCCCCACCCTAAGGATGCTCCCCCATCAACTAGGCCAAGGGCTATCCATTTTAGTCTCTCTTCTTCTGCCCAACTTTCTCCTCTGTGATACCACCATCTCCTAAGTGTGGTTGTTTTTGTCTCGGTTTTATTTAGAAGAATCTTGGTGGAGTCTATCCAGTTATCTACGGCAGGTATAACTGAAATTAGGCTCATGGGATTGTACACGGCATAAGGATTGACTAAAAAGCTCTCTGTAGAAAAAGTTTGGCTCAAAGCCTTTAAGTGTGTAAATGGTGCCATCATAATTCTACCTATTGAAGAAACCTGGGTTTCGTAGGTCTGAGTATTGGGTGTCATTTCACTTATGCCAATCGTAAATGGAAGGGTTAATTCTTCATTATCTAAGTCTATAGTTGCATCATACTCTGGATGGGTTAAATCAGATTTAGTGACACCTATAAACCCATCTGTAAATATGCCCTTAAGATCAGTAGCTGCCTCTCCATCTGCCGCCTCTTTGTCTAAATCCGTCATGGCTTGATTGTACTCTATGTCATCAACCCTTTTGGACAGTCTAAACAGGTCAGATTGGGATAGCCTCACTGTGTTGAAGTTACTTATGTCCATTTTTCCTGAATTTGGATACACTAGAACCGTACCAATTATGAGTTTAGTGGTGTCTTGATTTAGGGGGGTTTCGGATAGTCTGACAATCTCTGGTTTACCCTCAAGGACATTGGCAACTCCGTCCTTGTCTAAGGTCACTAAGTCTTTCCTAGCCAGATAAAAGTTATAACTAGCGTCAACGGTAGTCCCGGTTACTGGACGATCACCGTCGAGGAAATGGAGATAATGGTTATATTCAAACAGCTCTAACTCTATATCTGTTCCTAAAACCATGATTTTGTTATATTTATAAGTTACGGTATACGTGGTACCGATACTGGGATCTATGCCTGGGAGGGACCAGTCCACCCCATCATTAGTTAGTTGATAGTCAACCCCATTAACATATGTGGTTCCACCAGCTACGACTGAAACAATATTAACTACAGGAGTTTTAGATAAGTAGTCGATACCACCCGACACGTTACCCCTAGTTAAGATGTCTACCTTTTGCACAGTTGCTTTTACCTGAGTGATCTCCTTAACAGGCTGATTGTTTAATAGGTATCTATCAATACCTGTGATATATCCTTTGGGCTCATTTAAAACTTGTCTGGTAGTTTGGCTATAGTTTATAGAAACTGTGGAGGCAGCAGGTTTTATCATTTCAAACCCCTGAATGTACGCCTTACCCTCTGTGAGAGATATGAGGAGTTTGCCATCTCTAACCTCGTTTCTATCTCTTAGGTCTAATCCATTTATTTTGTAGTTACCATTTTCATCATAAGTCCTGCGTGCCAGCACATCAGTAATAACATCAATTTCTGGTGATATATCTGACTTTAAAAGAACCCCACCTTCCAACCTAAAAATGGTTGTAAATTCAGGGTTATTTCTAGCAAATTGGACAATCTCCTTTGACCGATGTGCGCCAGTTTGACCAAAATTCTCGTATCCCATGGCGGGATCTCTAAGTGTGGGGTCTTCTATTTCCGTTACTATAGTTGTGATCAGTTTAACTCCAATGACTTCTGACCCCACCCCGTCGATAGTAAGAGTAACACCATCCACCAATCTAACTAAGCCATCCATGTATATCCTGCCAGATGAGATGACGGCGTCATTACCACTAACCGTCAAAACACACCCATCCACTACTGACCCATTTTTCAGTATAGTGTCGCCAAGTCTACCTATATGGTCGTATAGGGTAGTTTGGATTTGTGTAAATTCCCTGGCTTGCTCTGCTGAGCCTGGTACAGCCAATATAGTGGTATACCCTTTAGAAGGGTCATAATCATCATAGTAAGGAGCAGTTATGATGGGGTTTGGCATGCAGTACACCTCCGTTTATTTTAATGTGTCTAGAATTCTACGATTAAAACTAATTGTTCTCTCTGATCAGGATCCCTATACACTGGCTTTCTATTGTCAATAACTTCAATAATGCCAGGGTCTGTGACCTCACCAGGTAACAGGACATATTGCCCTATCGGAACACTAACTTGCTTAACCAACCTAGTGTAGGCAGCAATCTGTCTATAAACTATGTCTGTTGGTAATTCTGAATAGGACAAAAAGGTAGAAATGTACACCCATCTAGCACCTTGAGAAAGTGCATCAGCATAGGAAACTATCTTCCATTTAGTATTACGATAGGTCAACTCACCAGAAGGGTCAGGCCTTACTAAAAATATGGATTCTACCTTTTTGTATGCTATGGGATCTATGAGCTCATCTGTGTTGGTGGGGGTGGGTGGATAGGATTCTCCTATAACCGTGGTGGTGGGGGTGGCTGTGGTTCTATCTGCCTCCGTCCAGGCAGTAGGCTTACCTATGCCAAAATACACATCAGGTTTGTTATAAAAGTCCATAGCCCTAGATACGTGGCCTTTTAGATGGGTTACTGACATATTGTTACCTCCTCTTCTTATTGGGGTGTTTCCTAGTTTTCTCCCCTAATGATTTTGGAGAGTTGTTTCGCTTTTTCTGTCAACTACGAACTAGCTATAATCTTAAACGTCCGTAGTATAGCCTTTAACTCATTTACCTCCGTTTCTAATTCACCCAATGTTGCACCACTGGTGTTAGGGTTTGCCGCACCAGTAACCCCATTCGCAAGTGTGTGAAAAGCCGTAAAAGCGTTGCCACTTATGTCAAACGTCCTAAATGCTATCTCCGGAGTCTCCCCATACCCCACATTCAATACCAAGGTAACGCCGTCAGCCTGTTTAAAAGTAAACACAGCACCGTCAATCAGAAAGCCTGTCGTTGCCCTATACATAGATACGTCAGCAGGATATCTATTATAGTTATCCGTAATTTCTCTATGCTCCACGCTATTAGGCACGTTAAAAATCTGGGGGAAGACCTCCCATTCATTCCAGCTATCCGTTAAATTATTGGATGTTCTAAAAGCTAATTCAGATTTTCCTGCGTTATAAGGTGTATTAAACTGATAAGCTGCACCGTCAACCTGCTTAACTGTTTTAAGTAAACCGTCATAAGGTACTGAACCTTGCGCCCTATTTAACGTAATTCCGTTATTAAAAGTCGAGGGTAATTCCGTGCCATCCAGTATGACCGTACTAGCAGGATAATTAATAAAGCCATACCATCTTAACGCTTCTGGGATGATAACTGGAGTTAACAATGATGTTATCCAGACATTTCCAATATTTAACGGATGAATATGCCGACCGTCTGCATAAGGATCATCTTGCCATACTACATTCGTTGAATCTAATAAATAATTGTAGGTGTCCACGAAACAACAAAAATAATCTCTACACGCCCTTTTTATCACTGGGGTAATTGCATCGAACCAAGTCGCGTCCCTGCCATTAGGACTATCATTCATTGAGTTTGGCATCATTAACACAATACTCATCTGTTGAACCGTTTTACTTGCCCGTATAGTGGCAAGTCCAGTTCTTAGTTTTGTTTCGAACGCGTCCACTTTTGCTTGTGTAAATGGCAGACCACCTGAGTCATTTGGTCCCCATTGAACAAAATAAGCATCTGGATTTTCGGCCATATCCTCAGTAATATAAGAATCTAACCATGTTTGAACAGACATTCCACTATGACCTTTATTCAAGCAGGTCGCATTGTGAACACCATAAAGGGTTAATATATCCCTAGATGCTGTGGACAGTATCCATTTTGGGTCTGTTATAGCATCCCCTTCAATAGTGCTAGGGCCTGAAAATGATAGTGTAACTGCTTGTTTTAACCTTAACTTTTCTTGGTAAGCAACTAGGTACTCCCTGCCGAAAATATACTTAGTATGTTTCACATTATCTGCCTTGAACGAAGCAAAGTCCTCCTGATTTGTTTTAAGGACTACCTTTGCTACTTCTGCCTTTTCTGCACTGGTATAATCATTAGTAGATAGTCCTTTACCCTCTACCTTATCAACCTTTAGTAATAATCCCTCCTCGGTATCAGAGGAAAGACTTTCAATCATATTCCTAACAGTCTGGGTAGCTTTTCTGGGTTCCACCCCAACCCCCTTACCTATATATAACTCCTCTTCATCTGTGATGTAAACTGGCTCGTTCTCAGCAGGAGTGCCTAGATTAACCTTTAAACCATACCTCAGTTGTATTAGATCTCTTCCGTCTGCCATTTGTATCTCCTCCTAACCTTCTATCACTTGTTGCACATATTCGTATAAACCTAATTCACCACCACTGATACTTCCTGTGATGGGTAAGGCATCCCCTAATTCACCACCATATAGGGAGTCCCCAGAAATTCTGTGTATATACACTTCTACCCCACCACTGTAGTCCTCAACAATGTCTCGTATCTTCTTATCCTTTACAACGGACACAGTGTACAGATTACTGGTTGGGAATATTTCCATAATCTTTGTGTTTCCATCTATTTCCCCCGTGTAAGTCCCTGATAGAGAGTATCTACCGCTTCTCATACCAGAATAGCTACTTCTAGTGCAGATGCCTTTATGTTTTATCCTCACCTCATAGCTAGGAACCTCAAAATCTAAATTGTGCATGACAAGGTCTAAGGAGTTATTCAATTCTCCACCATACAGCACTTCACCTATAGGTAAGTCATCACCCAGTTCCCCACCATTTATGCTCACATCTATTTGAGGTTCCCCTAACAACCCACCAGTAAACTCCCTATCATATGACCTAGGTGCTATATCTAAGAGCATTGATGCTCCAAACACTTGTTGTATTTCTTGGGTATCAAAGGTAACCTGCCTACCGGAACGAAGACCCCTACCAGAATATGCACCACTAAACACGCAGGTTTCCAGCTTATCCTTGATAGGCATATCACAGTGCAAAGAATAAAATTGAGTTAAGACCCACTCACCAAAAGATACTTCACCATAATTCCCATCTCCACCTAGTATAGAATTAGCTTGGTAGTAAGCTTTTATGCCTGCCCCCTTAGATCTCTGTATCTCTTGCATCATTGATTTGTTAGATTCTGGGGAGATAATGTCAACTACCCCAGACCTATAATAACTTCCACTTTGTAGCTTATCTTTACCACTGAATGCAGATTTGTTAAAAGTAAATATGTTATTAAAAGGCTCATATATCTGAGAAATATTGCCAGGGTCATCAACATATGACTCCACGATACTCTTTAAGGCAGGGGCGGTAATCCTGGGTTTTGTGAGCACTAACAGTATCCTAGTACGATAAGACTCATTCAATTCCTCCGCAGATCTAGGAACACCAAACCATTTACCCCATTCTTCAAGCCACTCGCCTGTAGATGTAGTTATGTTGTACTCTAAGTTTAGTAAAGACTGGTCATTCCATAACTCCATAAAAGAATTATTGACACAATCTGTCAGACATTTTAACTCACCTTTTGGCGTGTTGTTGAATATGGATATTAAACTATTAAATATTTCACCCATATTCCACCTCCTAGCTAACTATAACGACTACATCATCTGGTCTTACTAATTCATTTTCTTGGACCACTATGTTGGAAGAAGGGGAGATGTGAACATCGTATATGACATCAGCATCTAAATTACGTATAAAAGAAATTAGCTCCGAGATCACAACACTCTCAGATACTGTGTACTGACTCAAAAATAAAATTACTGAAGTTAGTATTAATTGTTGATACATAAGTTTGTCTATGTCTTCGTCCTCCGTTAATTGTACGTATACCGTCAGATTTACAGTTTTTTTGGACACTGGGAGTATTTCTACCTTTATGCCAGCCGGCCTATAATCCTCTAGAGACGCAACCACAGCATCCCGTAAATCTGGGGGTAATTCACCATCTGCATTATGAGCATATATTCTTACAGCACCTATACCATCAATTATTATAGCCCCAGTAACTCCTGGAACAGTTAGGCACCCATATTTCAGGGCGGCATTCGTCCCTTTGGCTAAAGTATCCACATAGGCCGAGAACCTAATTCTCAGTTCTTCTGGGGTTTCTTCCACCTTTCCATTATAAAAAGCCTCGTTATTAGAAATTGAGTAAATTTGCTCCAAATTAGTCATACTTGATTTTATTGAGCCCGCTGATACATTACCGATTTTACCGGGTTGGGTGCACTGAATTAACATATCCACACTTTGGGAACCCACAGGTATCAAATTATCAGAGGTTGTTTCAAAGTATATCAAATTATTAGAGGAGACAGCATAAAATCGAAATCCCGAAGGTATAGTCATCGCACTGGATATGGGATACTTAAAGGTGATGGTTATAGTGCCAGATGAAGGCACAGAGGGGTATTTCTCAAAGCCAAAGCTATTCAATGCAGAGTTCTCCACGGCACTGATAAATGCTTTATACATCTGGTAATAAGAAGATTCTAACTCAACGGCTATAGATTCAAGCATAGTTCTGGATACTGAACCCACTGAAAAATTAGTTATTTTGGAGTTGTTAGACTTAATCCAGTTTATCATATTATTGAGTATAACGTCAAATGTTTTAATAGTTAGACCCATTGTGAACCCCCATTTCATTACAGAGTACTATATATGCTATATGAACCCTTAGAAGTAACTATCTTACAACTAATGCTGACTGACTCATCTAGAGAGGTCACGCTAACATCTAACACATCAACAACTCTAGAATCACTTCTAAATGTTTTGATAAGCTCTATAACGGCTTTATCTCTCCAGTTTGTATCACCCTTATTTCCGATTATTTCCATAAAATTACTACCATACTCAGGGTGATAAACTAGAGTACCTTTTTTAGTTCTAAGACGATGCACTAAATCCTGTTTTAAGCATTGAATCCCAGACACAACTGCGTAGTCTAGAGTGGATGTATCAACTTTTAAGTCATCTTGACCAGCTTGAGATAAATTTGAATCATCCCTAGACAGCATAAAATCTGACCCAAATATCAGGTCACCTGCATTCACATCTACGTTAGTCACGGAAGAACTCAGAATTTCCACAGGTATCAGAATTACATCCCCAGGTTTCTTGACATTTACCCCTAATGAATTGTAGTATCCCATCCCGACTATAAATGGGTAATCTAACTGATTATATATCACTATATCAGACCATTTATTGGCATTCAGTAGCACTTTCTGCGCAATGCCTCTTATGGTGTCTCCTTCGCGTACAGTATATTTTTCTATTCTTTCCATTTAGGTTACTCCTTTCAGGCTAAAATAATTATTAGACTGGTTAGAGTAGGAATCGAGAAATAAGAAGTCCATACGCTTTACATATGCTACAGTTCTCTGCAAATCCCGTAAGACATGTATTAATTCAATTGGTAACTTACCGTTTCTGTATTCCAGGGATTGAGTAACAACTCTTATATTATGATCTATACGGGATAGATCAAATTTAGTAACTCCCTGCATGATGCTAGAAAGGGTGCTTGTCTTTAATTCTCCATAGATACTTAGAGCCTCTATATATAAGACATTACACCATACACGATCTAAGCCCCCTAATGCATGCGAGTATCTTAATAAGGGACTGTCAGACACCACATAAGAGGTCATGCTAGGCAGCACTATCATAGGATCATTTTTTAGCAGTTTTGAGTGAACCTCCACGGACTTGCTGGATACTTCCCCTATGAAACTAGATTCTAAAAAAGCCTTAGTCAAGTCTATACGTGTATTAACGACTACTCCTGGGGGAATTAATGTGTAATCCCTCAGCGCAGATTTACAGGTGGATCTGGGGATATATCCTTCTGTGTCACCAAGTATGGCACTAAGATTATAGCAAGGGGATAAGATCTTATCTAACACACTGTTGTCCAGGGTATATCTAAAATACTCTAAAGTATTTGACATAGTATCCACCTCTAATCATATTGTACATACTCAAGGGTATCAATAAACTCCCAGTTACTCACACTCTGATCAGAGGGTATAAATGCAGGGCGTACGCAAATTAACTGTATATTATATTGGTAAATTAAAGGTCTTGAGGCGGATCTGAGTAATTGAAATACTTGCGGTATAACTATCCAGTGTTCGCCATCAGTATAATTCTGAAAGATGAGCTCCTTATCCGGAGTAACTTCAGACCCAGGTGGCAACTTATCATAATATTCCCTGAGTAAGTCTCTTAACTGCTTGAATTTAGCAAACCCAGATTGTACAGTGCTGTCTTTATTAGCACCTTTCCATCCAGTAGTACCTTTCATAGTTATAGAAGGTAAACCTGATCCAAAGTCATCTACCCACGCACCACCTTTGGTTTGGGTAACAGTAACTCTAGCACTCTCTACCTGAACATACTCCTCAGGATTCAGCGCAAATTTATAGAATTTTCCCATAAATCCAAACTCTATACGCTTAAGATTATTTATGCCATCACTTTGCATATTATTAGTATGAAATTTGACTACATCAGACAATCCACTTCACCTCTATTCTAAGCACCATCAATTGTGTGAACTCTTCCAGATGCCTTTATTATAATATCCCCATTCTCATCAAATCTTATGAAACTACCTGTATTATGATTTATGCTGATTTCCCCGGATGAGGATATAAGGTAGCTACTGTCTCCCTTAGAAGTATGTCTGATTACTGAAATAGAACCGTCTATGTCTATTATACTTTCTGAGTAATCCGCTCCCAATCCATGGGTGTTAGAGTCGATTTGCCTGCGTGATATTAGCTTTCCTTCTGGAGATATCTCGTGATAGGATAGGGTACCATCATTGTTATCTCTGGTTATGCGTGGCATTCCTGTCTTACCAATAAAGAGTTTGGTACAGGTAGAAACTGCATCATCAAAATTAGACCTGTGGCAAAACAGTATATTCAGGGGAAAGGTGCTAGGTTCGTCCCTCCCCTCTCGTACCTTTCCTATGAGTTGATCCAACTCAGACAAATCCTTGTGATCGTACCCGTTGTGACTATCGGTTATAACATCATATGGATCATATCCCATCTTAAAAAAAGTCTTAGAGGAGTGAGAGTGCTCTACCCCTCCATCCCCGTCCACTTTATCGTAGGACTGACAAGGAAACACTTTTAAATATTTGAGAGCCTCTGCCTTATCTTGTGGGTTATCCTGATTTAATGGATAAATGGTAGTAAGGATATTCTTGAAAGAGTCTTCAGTATCTGGCAAAACCCCCAGGATAATAGGTTTAGTTCTAGCTGCATCTAGAAAAGCTAAAAGTACTAACTGTCCTTCCATTATAGGTTCCGTTGTACCCCATGAAGTCATAGTTTTTACGCTAAATCCTCCACTAGAGGATAGTATTTTTGGGGAATACTTGCCTTCTAGAGAGGTGGGACAACTAAATACATCACTCGTGTTTACTATCTGCACATCTGCTGTGCAATGTTTATGGTGGACGTTAAGTATTTTGGCTATAGCCATATACCCCTGCATTTTACTACCGGGTTTATAGGAATCCTCAGCTCTGCCAAGATGAGGCTGAGTTACTATTTTAGGTTCTTCTACCATATTGACCTCCTATACGATAAACACTCTAACTGGTCTCCTACCAAAATCCAATGCCCTGGACTCATTTTCCGCAGTAGGTATCTTAGGGTCACCGAGGAATATGTCAATTCTGGCCCCTTTCATATTTATGGAGCTATCTAGCTTCCCAGTGTCTTCTGCTATATATGTTCCGTTAACACTGGGGTATTCTGAACACTCCACTCTGACAGTTGACCCTTTAGGTATCACACTAAAATCCACTGCTATAGTTCTACCTTCTATGGGCCAGGTTTGACTAGCAGTTTGATTACCTGTTGCTATATACGCGGTGGCAATCATTAACATTGTGTTTTGTCCTGGGGTGTATTCAAATACATCCCTAGCCTCAGTAAAGTGGCTATCAAACCACCCACCTGTGAATCGGTGTATGCTAACTCCCACCCCTGAGTTGTTGTCTAAAACCATGTCGTTACCTACGTACATGCCCACATGCTGATAAGGATTAGACTTAGCACTAGTATTTGTTTTCTCACCAGCAAATATCAGATTTCCTGGTTTAAGGTCTGCCTTGCTGACTTTATAACCTTGCTTTGCCTGTCCGTAGGTGTCTCTTGCAAGGCTTATACCAGCTGACTGTTTAAACACATATTGCATAAAGGAAGAGCAGTCCCATGTCAAAGTTTCGGGACTATTTCCTCCATACACGTAGGTCACCCTACCTATAAAGGTTTTAGCATATTCCACAACACTACTAGCACTCCCAGTAGTGGTAGGAATTTTATCTCCAGTAACCGGATCTACAACCACAGGATCTTTCAAAGTTGCCATCCAAGGTACGCCACTGAATGGGGTGCTTTTTCCATAAGGAGGTGTAAATCTATCCTTAGCTGGGCAACCCCTAGTGAGTCCTATCACTGTCAACCAAGAACCAAAATTGATAAAATCATGAGACACAGATTTTATATAGTATTCAATGGCCGTACCATCCTCAATGGATTGATAGATCAGTTTGGTGCCAATCTTGTAACCGTTGCCCCCTTTCACTAACAAAGTACCATTAAACATGGAATTGTTTTTTATATTCCAGTTAAATAAATCTTCTTGGAACTTCTTCACTATAATGGTAACTCCAGGTCTGTCCTCCACAGTCTGATAGGCCGCGTATAAACTCTCAACATGTAATCTCCGGGTACCATATTTTTTAGAATATGGCTCATACCATATGGGCATTAATCCAAATGTGTTAAATGGATTAGAAGAAGTTCCGCCTATTTTCATACCTACTGAGTACACCGTGTATGTCTCCACATCACTTCTACCTATCTCATCCAATACCACATCCTCATCAGTGACGGTGACAGAATCAAGAGACTTCCAGCTACCTTCACTGAAAGGAGTTGGCCTCAGATACAAAGTGGGCTTATCATCCACCCCGATCTCCCAGAATAGCTCATGAAATGGAGGATCGGACACCTCTACCATAAATGCCCACATACTTTTCTGCCAGTTTAAGAGGGCAAGCCCATTCATCATTGTTACTCCATCTATACTAGAGGTGTTTTTTGATATTTTGTCAAATAAGTTACCATTAGAGAATTCATAGTTAGCATTTGGTTTAGCTATCTTTTCCCAAACAAGGTTTATAAGTTCACTAGGAGATAAACCAGATAGAGTAGACCCAAGTGAGAGTGATAATGACCCAAGATAACTCAGGTCCTCCACTTCAGGCATTTGACCTAGCTGAAACTGTATAAAGGCTTTACTAACTCCCCTACCTGTTATAGTTATTATCCTCTGTGGCTTATTATCCTGTATTACCACTTTCTTACGCACATCATCTACTAATCCCATGAACACTAATTTTCTAGACTCAGGAGGCCTCCACATTTCTATGGTTACGAGGTCATTAGACTCCACCCACAAATGCCAAGGTTTTTTTCTAGATAGAAGTATAGAAAAAATGGGGCTATCCGCCCCCATATCCCGCTCTGTGTGAATGCTCAGAATGTCATTGTCAATAGAAGATCTGGGGTCGGTAGTGGTTCTAAGAACAAGATTTTGCGTATCTGTGTATATGGTGACTATAGATTGTGGTTTATACCTCTTAGCCTGCACTCACTGCTCACCCCTTAACTTTTATCTCAAGGTTTTAACTGTTGAAAGACCATATCCACCTCTTGAGGAGTTAAATCCAGATATATAGTCAACTATGCCATTGGAGACTTTTGACTGATTATCAACAGTCATCCCTTCCACTTTACCTGAGATATTTATGCTGTGTTGTATCGTGGCATCGGGAGTTGGAGTAGACCCAACCTTTTCATTATAATTCTTAGAAGAGATGGCACTAGAATTCATATCCTTAACCTGAGACTGTATATTGATAGTCCTGGCGTTTAGTGTCTGAACATCAGCAGTAGAAGTGTCAATTGAACTACCAGTGTAAGAACTAGTGTCTGGAGTCTTTTTACCATGCAGTTTATCCCACAGCTTACCAGCTCCTAAAGCACCAGCCATAGATCCCCCACCTACCAAGGCCCCAGAAGCTAATAAGCCGACCCCACCAGTACTAATTCCTGCTAGTCCGGCAGCCCCCATACCCAGGGCACCTCCAATGAGACTACCCGCCCCCTTAAATAAGGATTTACCAAAGCTATTACCGCTAGCCATGTCTAATCCCACTCCCACGGTAGTCCCAACAAGGGGTATAGGTTTTAAAGCTGTCTTACCTAATGCCTTTAATCCACTAGAACCAGAGGAGAGGAGGGACTTTGAGTTGCCTAGTATTGTTTCAGGAATATTTTTCCATCCACCTGTTTCTGGACCTAGTTTAGTTAGCACGTTTTTAGCTATGTTTCTGGCTCCAGAAATGGGTTGAGGCGTACCATTATAGTTGGAGCTGTTTAATATATCTATCCCGGAACCTGCTGTAGGGGCTGTACGTGCCCATCTAGACAGGCCAGCCCCTATGCCTCCTGGACCTGGTGGTATATTTCCACCAATATTTCTTAATAAGCTACCACTAGCACTTCGTAGTGCTGTGCCACCTCCTATACCAGCAGCAAACATTCCACCTAATTGTAAAGTGGCAGGTAATCTATTAAATTGGGTCATCACATTGGTACCTATATTACCCGCCCATGTTCCCATAGTATTTGCCCTTTCTTCTTTATAGGCATCAGCAACAGCTTGCTTACCAGATGTGGACGAATCATATAGTTTTTTTGCTTCTTCCTCTGACGATAACCCATAGGTCACGAGGGCATCCGAGTATTCTTTACCCTTCATGTTGCTTATTTTGTCTAGAGTACCATTCCTGTTTAATGTCTGGACAGTCTCCATCTTGTCAGTCCAACCAAATTGCTGGGCTATAACCATTTCTTGGTTTGCTAAAGTGTCCCCAGGTGAAGCCCCGCCCTGTATCCTCCTAGCACCTGATAGCATGTCCTTTAGATTTTGTGGATCAGCTAAACCTTTTTGTCTTTGTATCTGTAGGTCTTGGTACCCAGAAATGCCCTGCCATCTTTTATTAGTACCAAGTCCCATTAACAGATTACCAAGGTTATCACTGCTTTTTATGCCGGCATCCATGCTGGAGAGTAATGATGCACCCCTCTCCCCCTTCAGAGTAGGATTACCCTGACCAAGTATAGTTTGGGCACCTACTACAGAACCCAGCTGATCAGTGGACATCTGTGTCATAGAATTACCTACTTGTTGGACTAAGGCAACAGTAGAGCGTATAAGTTCTTCCTCACGCCCCCTCATATTAGTTTTCTTTATGGACCCTGCCAGTAAGTCAGCAAACCTGCGTTGATCCCCTTCTTTTACAGCTCCTATTTGGGAGAGTATGCCGCCAGCACCAGCAATGAGGTTAGGATCAACCCCATGTATTCTACCAAATTGTTGTCCATAGGTTATGTCTTGGTTAATTTTGTTCTTATCGCCTGAGGTGCCCTGGAGAGACAGTAATGTGCTGGCAGTGTCTAGGGTCTGTTGACTTGTATATCCATTTTTTATACCCACATCTTGTAAGTCTTCAAGGGTACCACCATTTATACCAGAAAAATTGTTACCGTAAGATCCCATCTTCATCCCATACCTAGCAGCTTGGGATTGCCTTTGACGTTGAGAAGTTACAGAGGAATCTATGTATTGTCCTGCTCCATGTATTCCCCCAAATGGCAACAAACGAGATAAGGGGTTTAACGCCTTGTCCCCTTTAGCTAAAAGATCAGATTCCCTCATTTCTCCTATCTGACTATGATATTGGCTGGCCATAGTCTGAGATGCTCTAGCTTGTTGTAGAAGGTTGTTGAGGTTGTCACTTCTAGCCTTAGCCTGAGTGTATGCGTATTTTAATTTGTTTTCCTTTTTAGTATCTGTTCCAGTGTAATCCATATAGGCTGTTTGAGCCTTGGAGACAACTGCATCCAATCCAGACTTTTTAGACTGGAGGTAAGACATAGCACTCTCAGACTGGGACTTAAGGCCACTAGCATACTTCATCTGTTTTGAAGACATAAAGCCTTTTTGAACATGTTCTGCCTGTGAGGCTAATCTCTTAACAGACCTTAATAAGGTCTCTAGTTCTCTGAGTTTATCTTTGGCTTGAGCAGTTTCAACCATAACATCAACTTGATATTGGGTTTTTGCCTTTTTTGGTGGTGTTGCCATTGTACTATACCTCCTCCCAATCTGAGATACCCCTGCATTTCTCTGGGATTAACACCTCTTCACTCTCGTCAAAGATTTGAGGTACAGAATTTGCATCCATTTCCTTACAACCTTCTGAGGACATCTCGTTCCATTCATCCATAAAATCTGGATCGTGGTATGACTCGGAGTCCTGTGACGGGGTTGTATCCTCGGCATCTAATCTATCCGTGTCTATGAGATAGTGAATGAACATTAAGTCCAGTTGTTCGTTAGTTAAATCCATGTATTTAGTATCTGTGGGAAGAACCTTAAAAGTCTTCTGTACCCACCATTGAAATCTAGCATCATTTGTTTTCGCTATTTCCTGGAGGTTCGCTGTCTGTAGGTCTTCTACGAAAAGAATCCCTCCAGGACAAATACTGCAGGAAGACATCTTCCATGATTTCGTACTCCACATCTGGGTCAAACACATCAAACCACTCTGGAAACTCACTTAGCACTACGTCTAAGGTAGATATAACAGTAGCTATATTGTCTGTTAGTACATCCACACTCAAATTACCGCCCAGCAAAGCTGATTTTAGAGTTCCTATCTGGAGTACTTCCATTTGTGAGGGATGGTGTACTACGAATCTACCTACAAATCTTTCATTTATATCACTGTAATCAACATTTATAGAATGTGTGCGTCCCTTACCCTGGTTCACTTTTTGTAGGGTGTTGGAACGTAAAGTCCTTAAGACATCTGGTTGAACTACTGTCATCGATATTCCCCCTCTTATTAATGGTCATTAAATAAAATGGAGACACAGGTATGTTTTAAAATACTTGTGTCTCTCGTGACTTGTATCTAGTTATCTTAGATCTTGTTGCTAGCCTTGAGGTAGGTGAAAGTGGCGTTTTCTCCAGCGATGGCATTTACACGGAAAGTCTCACGGTAATTTACAATAGTGCAGCCCTCATAAGAACGGATGAGGGTAGGGGGGTCAACAGTCTTATCATAAACCGCGATAGTTATAACATCCTTTTTTAATACTTCCTCCCCTAAGGAGGCAAACCCGGCTTTAGCTAGGTCACCCTTTGAAACACTAGACGTACGAACAAAGAATCTCTCTAAAGTAAGAGAGCCCTCATATCTGTTGTTAACATGCTCCACTGGCATTATGCTACCAATTTCGTATACCCCTTCTGTGCCAAAGGAACGCTCTCCCTCTAACCCTTGTGCTTTACCCACCACTACTGTACCAATTTGTATTTGTATGGAGTGGCCTGAGTGGACTGTTTGCTTAGATTCCATTGTCATTTGTGATCACCTCCCATTAATTTTAGATGTCAGTGACGAAATGTGAAGTTATGAGTATGAAGTTTATGGGATCAAGATAGGCTACATCATAATCCACTCTGATGATGGACCCAGCGAAGGTAACCACGATGTTTCTAAAGGCTGCTATTTCTTCGTTAGCTACTGCTGCTGTTAATATACTTTTTGCAGCTAGGGCAACAGTGGTTACATTTACTGGTGTACCCTTACGGCCTACAAAAGTAGCTTCTAAAGATTGAGTAACTTTACCGGATAGGGCATCAGATCCACGCCTGAGTGACAACTCCCTGAAGGGAGATCCGATTTTAAGATCGGTGGTAACGGATTGGGCTAATCTTATGCCCCCACCATACACTTTTTCAAGTGTTGCTACCCCGGAAGTTATAAGGTCATCTATGTCAGGGTCCCCTGCCATTAAGTCTTTTTCTAGAGCAATAAGATTAAAGTAATCAAAGGTTAACGGCTCTGATGGGTCTACCCCGGAAGCACGTCCGGCTAGCATAGCAGCAGTAAAATAAGATGGCACCAACTTTGTAATTTCTGAGGTGGGGTCTTTGATGTATATGCCTGGATATGCTAGGACCACCCTAGAACTGTTAAGGAATGATGCCCTTAGCTTAGTTTCATCTACTGTCTCATCCAAGGCTCCGCCAACAAATGCTATTCTCCTTTGCCCTATAGTAGACATGTACTCTACATGAGATTCCGCTTCAGCGTGTATGGTGTTTGAGGAGGATAAAACACATAATATATCAGAGGTCTCCTTAGACAGGGAATCAAAATAGGTGGACCAGCTAGATGGTGAAGAGCCTGTTGCCCCCCCAGTTAAAGTAGTGTTAGCAAAATTAACTATAGAAGTACCAGAAGCAACTACTGGTATATTGATCAAGGAAGAGACTTTGTTGATCTGATTAGGTATATCTTGGGACACAGCCAGAATGTTATATGGGGATGTTTTAATATCTGCTGCCACAACTGGATCTAAAGAGCTAGAAGGCAATGAGTTGTCGGAATATACCACTTTGTATCCATCTATAGATGACAAATACTTAGCCAATTGAGTAATGGTGGCATATTGAGAATCAGTCAAGTCAACAGTAACATCTACAGTAGCAGATCCAGCGTCTAGCCCGCTCTTAATAACTAGGGAAATGGCTTTCTTAGAAGAAGCATCAACAGCTACAGTAATTGCTGCATAGGCATCTGTTCCCATATACTGTATTGACATCATTGCCCCAAGATTATCAAATATCTCAGTGATGCCTAGATCCCAACGGGAAATAGTAAATAGCTTACTTCCCGTAATTGTGCCATTTTCGAGTCTAGCAGTTATCCTGTTACCGCCGGTACCATACTCAATAGAATTCAGGGTCATACCGCCAGCTATTGCACTTGATTTTAGGAGAGCATTTGTGGGCAGCACTCCCACAAGGCTAGCTCCACCACCACCTTCTGGTGAGGGGGAAAACACTAGATCTAACATATCATACAATTCCCCACCCCTCAGGTATTTTCTAGCATCAGGGGCTGAAGAGAACCATTTTACTACACCCGGTGCTCCAGAATCTGATTCACCCAGATATATTGGCCTGTTGGTACTTCCTAAAGTTGTTATGGGTAGCTTACTAGTATCTATAGCATCATATGCTCCGGGATGAACTATCCTGCGTCCATTAAATATTACACCGTAGTCATTGATAGGCATTATATTACACCTCTTTCTGTGTTATATCTACTTGTCTCGGTATTCTTTTATCTTCTGCTCCCACGCATTTCTGCGCATGTACTGCACTACACCCATGTAGGCTTTAAAACCGGCCTTTTGCATATCAGACAGATTGGAGGTCATTAGTGCCTCATTTATATTAATACGCGGGGGGATAGATTCTGTCATAGGAATTTCTTTTATATCCTTATCTGCCACTTACTTATTCCTCCTCAGTATCAATTACAACTTGCTCAGATATATAGTGATCGGTAATAACAACTCCAGTAACGGGATCTCCAGAAGATACTAGTAGCACAGATTCCACAGTCTGACACCAAAATGTTAATGCTCTTCTGTACACAAATATGGGGAAGTATTCAGGGGCAGGTTCAAAATCTGTACCTCCGAGCTTTTGGTTAAAAAGTCCCTGTTTTATTAGGTCCTTTCTTCCAGAAAGTAGTGCCCATTTTAATAAATGGTATAATTCTACAGTTAAGTCACCATTGTCTGACCATACTTCAGCTCTATAACTGGATGAGTATAGAACCTCCAGTAGTTCATCGTCAGTATCCTCATCCATTTCTATATTCCCTAGTCCATCTTGGGTTTCATCATCATTTGATAGAAGAATACATATGCATGGTAGATCACTAGGAGTCCTAGGGAAACCCCGTATAACTTTTAAGGGCATTTTTTGCACATACTGGGAAATTCTCGCCAGTCGGGTGGGATTTATGTTTAGTATTTTAGGTATAACTGAGGGGGTATTTTTAAGGTAGGATAACTTTGATTCTATGATTTCACTTAGTTGATCCTCTATTATAGATAGCACTTCGTACCTCCTTTTACTACACTCTGCGTGTGGGTCTCATATGGCCCAGTATGTCCTGAACAGTGCCTAAATTTAAGTGGTCATGAATATTGCGCAAAGTGTGAGATTTGAGTGATGTGTACTTTTTTGTCCGGCTTAGGGTACCCCAAATTGGTGCCCTAGAACCAGCATACCTACGATTAAGAGGTTTACCTAGACCAGCATATTTGTACACGTCTATAGGTTTTACTAGTGGGGGGCTTGTATTAAGCTCAAGATAACCTGTGTTAGAAATATCGGAAGCATATTCTTTAGACATACTTAAGATATCCTGGTGTAGGTCTAAGTTATCTTGTTGACTCATGTAGGAAGTCCTCCCGCTTCAACTGATATTTCTTAGGTAAGGCTACAAATTTCTCACCACCCAGTGCATGAGACACCACCCAGCTACCTCTAATCTCATGCTCTATGTTTATCACAATGTACACTGGCTTAGTGATGTATAGAATTGAATAGTTGTCACCTGGAACAATGGACTCTGTTAACCACAACAATTGTCTTGGGCTGTTAGGGTCCACTATAAAATCCTCTTCAATAGTAAAAATCATGTCTAACTGACGAACACAATTAATGGAGGTAACCGGATACCTCAAGATATCAGGTATCCCGACAGGTTGACGCTCTACCACTTCAGAGAATCTCGTAGTGAAATCAGTAAAGGTGAATCTATCTCTGAATCCCACTAGATCTGAGGTTTTTGTAGTAGCATAAGCGTACCCAACGTCATTTAGTCCTATCCTGTCTTGCTGCTTATTTCCAGCTATGCTGGCTACCGCTATTCTAGTTTCAACTGGATTAAAGTACACATATCCCAAACCATGGCAAGTATCGCACTCATAATTAGGTTGACCAGAAGTCGAGTAACATGAGCAGAACATAGCCTGTTCCCAGGTAACCCTATACCCCTTCTGATGTATGAGGAGATCAAATTGCTCAGGCTTTAGGTCTACTCTAGGACCACCAGCATGAATGTTCTCAGTTTCAAATATGATATTCGTCATATCAATTGGAGTTTCAGGCATGTTCTCACCCCCTAAATAACAACCATGTTTATACCCAAATAAGTATTCTTAAGCATCTTTTCAAGGATTTTCATATCATCAGTATAATTCTTAATACGGGCACCCGCACCTGAAAACTCTGGGGATTGGGTAGTCCCAATAGACTGTGACAGACCATCTATGCTGATAGTTTGGTTTGCTATTCCAGCTCCGATAATAAGGTCCCCCCACACTTGGAGTATACCTATGGATGCTCTCTTCATTATATACTCTACTAGGTCATCGGGTATTTCTTCCATGCCAGCTCTATAGGAGGCGTGTATGATTTGTGGAGCATAGCTGAATGACCCCATCATTAAAGGAAGAAAATTACCCCCAGCAGATACAATCATGGAACCTGCGGTCCCAGAGGTAGGAAAAAGCTGTATTTGCCCAGATTTGCCATTAACTCTTATCCAGTCATGGGGGAAGGTTATCATCTGTTGCTCACCAAAAAACATCCCGAGGCTATGCACTTCCATGACTGGTCTTTTATACAACTGGAGATAAGACCAACTTAGGTAGTCACTTGCATAATAATCATGCAGTTCATCGTCTACTTCTATGGGTTCAATAGTAATTTGGAACATGCGTTGAGCGTATTGAACCGCTGCTTTTAAGTAGTGATCTAGTAATCCTGCACTCATCTGATTTCCATAAATATCTTCCAGAGGTATGCCAAATAAATAGTTGTCTATTAAGAACTGAGAGTTGATCTCTGAAAAGGATATACCCATGGCTCCCCCTCCTATCTTTTAGTCTTGATGGAAGCGTGGGCAACAAGCTTCGCTTTTACCTGCTCTGTAACTTGTTTTGCTGTTGTAGGTTCTGTAGCAGTGAGGGTGACAGGTTCTACAACAGGTTCTACAACAGGTTCTACAACAGGTTCTACAACAGGTTCTACAACAGGTTCTACAACAGGTTCTACAACAGGTTCTACAACAGGTGTGAAGTTAGGCAATTTAATAACACCCTTATAAATCTCTTCATCGGTAATTTCACCCACGCCATTTTCATCAAAACTTATTGATCCACATGAAAATGTTACTTCTTTACCAGCAAATCCAATGTTTAGTACTTTAGACAAATTTATTCCCCCTTGTATAAAATATGGGGCGTAAGGTTTAATCCCTACACCCCATTAAGGTAGTATCACATATTAGATTACATGCCCGACCCTAGGAAGCTGGGGACATCAGCTTTGATATTTACATAACGCATCCATTTCTTGGGGGCATACAAGATGGGAACTCCATACATAAGCACCATCCAGCGTATCACTGGTCCCAGTGTTGCTAGATCCATTTTCATCATAGGGGCGAGTTGTTTAAAAGCAATGACTTCAGGACTCATCTCGCCCATAAAGGCTGAATAGGTGTTAGGAAGAATAGAGTTCTTATCGGTGAAGACGGTCACAGCCCCACCAGCAGAGCTAGTAACGGCAAGTTTGGCAATCTCATAAAGGACAGTTCCATCTTTTTCACTGCGGTATACCTTCATAAATTCAATAGGGAATGCCGTGGATGCCGGATTGGTGGCAGTGATGGTAACATTCTTAACAAGATCCCCACCAGCAAGCACAACAGACTCAACATTACTAGGGATGGAATCACCATGGGAATTGCAAAAAGTTACTGCGTATTTGTATGTGCCCGCACCAGTGGTGCCAAATCTTCCGTCTGTGGCCAATGCAACTATAGCACTAGCGATGCTGCCCACAGCAGGGGATTTAAGACTGGTAGCATTGGAGTTGATGGGGCGAGTTTTAGTTAAGAAGATATTAGGATTAAACTCCACTTCCCCACCATGAGTCATGAACTTGTTAACCATTACACCTGCTTGATAGCCGGTATTAGTGGGCATCAATACACGTTCTTTAGGGAAAAATGCCTCGCTGAATTGGGCCATTACCTCAAAGGGTAAGTATAGATCAGAAGGAGTACCAAAGTTCTGAATGAGCATTTGAGCTCCCCAGTTAATGTGTTTCTCCTCCAGGTATTGCCCAGCAAGGTCGATTACGTTGCCAGAATCAATCATGTTGACTAAGCCATCCCACTCAAGACCCTCGTTACCTCCAGGTGCCAATTTGGAGTTACCCCAGAATAAGGATTGTTCCACCTTCTTCAAGAGCCACAAGATACCATCTTGATTTTGTTTAGCAACTACATTACCGAACGCACTGTTTACAAGTGTCATCGGGTGGCTGACTTCACGGGTCGTACCCATGAACTTGACGAATGCAGCTTTACGTACGTAGGTGCTATCATTGGAGTCGGGCAAACCACCTTCACCAACGAATCCCCCACCTTCACGCCCATAGTCCAATTGTTGACCGTATTGTTCCACAGTAGAATATGCTGGTGTTTTAGGAATTTTCTTCCACATTTTGATATGTTGATCACTATATGTGAGGACTTTTAGGCTATTTTCTAAGGACTCCACCCGGAAAGCTCCCCCACCTGTCAGAGATAGGGGATTTACCTCGTACCCGGCAGTTAAAGCCTTATTAAGTGCATCCACATCTGATTGAGATGCCATACCAAAGCCATTAATTCCATTCTGATAATCGCTCAAACCTACCATTTATTACACCTCCAAATATTTTATTTGCCAGTTACGATAGCCATGGCCTCGGGAGATAGTACCCTCATGTCACCCATTGATTCATATGACAAGATGTCATTCAGTAAAGCATGATTACCTGCCCCATGGGCGAGAGTAAGTTTGGCTAGAACTTCTGATTTACTAAGCGTGGCTGGAGCATTATCTCCTATGCTAGCCTTAAAAGATTTTTCGACCACACTGGTTACAGATTTTCGTGCTTGTGGTTGGGACTCAATAGTTTCCATACGTTTACTGAGTCTACGAATGGACTTTGATAACTCAGATTGAGTTTCTAGTACAGCACGTTGTGACTTGAGAATACCTTGGAAGGATTTGGCCAGTATTTCTGAGCTTTGTGTAGAGGCTTCTAAGGATTTATTAAGAGAATCCTTCTGACCATCCAATACAGCAGAGAGTCCCTTAATCAATCCTGCTAGGAACTCACTAACCTCTAAGGCTTTACGGACACTATCATCCGAGGTGAGCTCATCTTCTAGCGATTTCTCCGCATCCTCCCCTGGCTCGTCTTCGTCCATCTCGTCCTCTTCACCCTCTTGTCCCTCCTCAGCTTCTTCAGTAGGAGTTTCAGAGTCTTCCTCCTCTTCGTCGGGAGCATTATCTGAGATTTCATTAGGCTGCGGTTCAGCTTTTACAATAAGATTAGTACCGGCCTCACTAGCCAGTTGATCTAAGTCTTCTAGGGACTTAGCAATGATGTCATCCAATTTAGCCACAGGGGTGCACCTCCTAGTTAATAGTGTTAGCAAAGTTCATACACTTGCCGTAAGACCAACCTTTAGTTAGCTGGAGGTATAGCACCAGCTCGGATTTTGTAAAGGACTTTTTAGTTGAGAGCTTCTGTTTAAGAATTTTCTTGTTTGCCTCATCACCTATCACATATGATAAATTATGAAGTTGTTTCTCTAAGTCTTCCTCACGAAAGACACTACCACCATCCATTTCTAAGGGGTTGATTGCATGCCCTGCATCTAGGGACTTATCAAGATTATAGTCACCTTGAAAAGATTTCACTATAGCATCCCAAGTACAGTTAGTGTTAACTGGATTAGTGGTTATAGCTACATTGTATATTTTAGCTTTTAAGATTCTAGTACCTTCCCTTTGTATAATCTTCCCTTCTACAGAGAACCCTACATTTCTAGGTGCCCTGGATTTTCTTAGGGAGAGGGCTAAATTCCACATGCGGTCTGCCATCTCAACCCCTTTTAACAGGGTTCCTTCCACATACATGCCTATCTCATCTACACGCGTTGGTGGTAGTGGGTATCCCAATATCTGGCTATTATCATGATCGTAGTTAAAAAATCCATGGTTCAAAAAATTAGTAATATCCAATCCTTTATGCATCATAGTCTCACCTTGTCTATCCTCCTCAGGAGTAGAGGCATATCCTTTGATAAGACGTATTTCTTCTCCGTGTTCACTTGACTTCTCTACATCTGCATCTAGGTGGAATCTAAACATATCGTCATACAAGATATTCACCTCCATTACACATAAAATATTTAGGTTTAGTTAAATCTACAAATACGTTATTACCCTTCGTAGTTTTGTCCTATGCTATCTTCAATCTGTTTGGTTTCCTCCTGTTCTTGTTGTTCTTCCGGACTAATCTCTTCTTGCTCTTCTCCATCTACTGGAGGGGCATTGGGGTCTTCTTGCTGCTGCTGCATTTGTTCTGCTTGCTGTTTTTGCAGTAGATAATTAGTGTATGTGGGATCTAGTATAATCTCCCCACCTTCTATTGGGGGATCATCATTTTCCTTACGTATCTCGTTAATGGTTTTACGGGTACGAACTAGCTTTTCATTTAGCTCCGCTTTTTCTGATTCTGTTTCTTGATCCAACCCTACAAAGTTAAAAGTGTACTCCTGGCTGAATCTATATATAATGTTCTGGTTTATAGTGGCTTCAAGGAACCTTAATAGTGGTCTTAATCCTTTGTCTTTAGAGTTCTTTAGCCTAGACTCCATACCACCTTCCATGATACCTGAAGATCCCCCACCAGAACCCCCCCTATTTGGGAAGTTGATTTCTGATGGATCTATCTGATAAACAGCAGACACTATATTTATTAGGTAATTCATCCACATTTCGAATTCCATCTCTCTATTGCTCTGAGAGACATTAATGTACTCCAGACCTTCTACTGAAACTACAGGTGTCTTCCAAGCACCCATCATGCCGGATACTTGAGCAGTCCATTGTCTACGGAAAGCATCTAACTGCTCCTTGGTGATGTCTTGCCCTTTGAGATTTAGAATACCTTTCGTAGTACCTCCTTGAGAGAAGAACTTTGAGTTATACTCCTCAGCCCATAAGTGGGCGGTTATTTGGTTTATAAGCATCTCTAATTCAGAGAATCCGTAGGGTTGAATAAGAATATCAGTGCGGGGATTTCTAACACCAAAAGCTAGCTCTAAAGGAGTGAACTTAGATACAATCACCCCGTCTACAACCTGCACCCACCCAAACCCATCATCCTCCATATCAGTAAAAGTTACATGTCCCCCCGCAACAACGGATTCTTCGTTTTTCATAGTGGCTGAACGTATAGTGGAGGCATCTACAGCATAAAATTCCGCTGGCCTACCTATTCTATCTGGAACTATCTCAAAAGTAACTTGATCGTATACTAGCGAGTCTCTTACCACTTTACGCAGAAATGAGTCAAAGGAGTCTCTAGCTGGATTATTGGAGAACCCACATTTTTCAAGAAAAAGTTCCAAGGCAAGCATGACTTGTCTTTGTTGCTCTGTAGGGCTCTTTTTAGGGTCTCTTAGACGGATTTGGAATCCGATCCCATCATTAGTAAATCTGGCAGGTTGGGAAAATGAGGATATTTGGTTTACACGGGTTAATATCACGGATGCTACCACAGAGTTTCTAGATGACATCTTCTTTAAGGTATCATAAGTTATAGAACTGGGTCTATCTTTATACCCCAACTGGCTAACTAGGCGTAGCGGATCTTCAATTACAGCCTTAGATTCTTGTATCCTTTCAGATTTAGATATATCGTCTGAAGCTATGGGAATGTTGTCTACCTTTGAAGGGCTACCAATCCAAAATGCCTTAGATAAGTTACTAAAAATTCCCACACCTGTACCTCCTTGCTACAAATTATAAGGATCACAAATTGTTCTACACATACATTAAAAATCTAAGCAGACACAGAAATGGCATACCCATAACATGTATGCCCCTGTTAACAGCAATTATACTATTGCCTGCTCTGTCCCCTTCTGCTTACCTGTTCTTATCTTAGATTTC